AGGCTTGACATTTGAATGGAACACGCAGATATTGACCGCTCCACTGCCGTTGTCAAGGGGCTTGTCCCTCTTAAAAACCTCTCTCATCACTATCATCGTTTTCGTCCTCCTCTTTCTCAAAACGTTTCTCCCAGTGCTTTTCAATGGCGCCAAGTAATATGTACATCACTACATCTATCGCTGCAAGCACGGCTACTGTTATCAGCAGTATCAACGCCATTTTACCACTTTCCTTTCGTCTGTATTTCGACCTTGACAACAGGTCTTGCGGTTTCCTTTATCGCCTGCTCCAGCTCCTCACGGATTGCGGTTTCGGCTGTCTCTTTTATATTGCGGTATAGTCCATATACCGCTAGAGCGAATAGAGCCACACACAGTGCTATGGCTGACGCATATCTGATGATCTCCAGCGTTGCTATCATGTTGTTCATTTTCTCACGTCCTTTCAGATCTCTCTGCTATCCACTTGTCAAGCAGAGTTGAGTATATCTCGTACACATATTCGTTAAGCTTAATGGCGCACCCAAAAGGATACACACCCTGTCTAAGACCTGCGTTCAGCCTGTTCACGTTGGTGTTGAAGCCTGCGGCTTTCAGCCGTTCCACCGCTTCTACCGATGATATCACTCTGAGCATTTAGTCCACCTCCTCGATTGTCAAAAGAGTTTCATGCGGCGTAACAAAAACGCTTACTTTTTCCATAGCCTCACGCTTGCTATCGGCAAATACTGTATGTACCCACTTGCGACTATACTGGTCTACTGTTGTTACTTTGTACATTTTCATTGCTTTGTCCCTCCTCTTTGTGTTTTCTGTCATTTCTGCTTCCAGCGAACATATCCTGCAAACATTGCTAGTTATCATGAGAGACAACGGAATTGTGTTGTCAAGCCCTATCAGCATACATATACCGAATGCAAGCGGACTTGCTAGACACAACGCAATACCGAGATAGTACGCTATCTTTTTCAAATTCAACGTTTGCCCTCCTCATATTGTGATCTTGTTACAATCAGCTCTCCGTCAAGAGTCCAATACTGAATGACCTCTCTACAGGGGTCATTTTCTGTTCCTGCACCTTTCAAGGCTCTTGTTACGATCACCTGCTCAACCCTAGCACTGTCACACCCTCTTGGAATAGCAGTAATTTTCTGTTCCACTTTCTCACACCTCATTTTCTGTCCGTTCAATCGGACTGTTAGCTGTTGACATTTTCAGCGTTCTGAGTATAATTAATGTCAAGAGATTCATTATACGCAATCTTGTCTGTAAGTGCTTTCTCCTGCTGTACGATCTCGTTGAAAGACACTCCAAAAATGTCAGATAACTTTGTCATAAGCGTTATGTCCATTTTCTTTTGTCTTTCATGAGCTTCGATTAATTGGTAATACTGTTTTGATATTCCAAGCATATCGGCAACATTCTGTTGAGTAAGCTGCTTGTTTTCACGGAGAGTTTTTAACCATTCTCTCATTTGTTTCACCTCCTTGTAAACGTTTTGTTGTCTATATAATAACATATAAAAGCTCAATTGTCAACACTTTGTTGCTAAATTAAATAAATTTGTGAGTTTTCAATAAATTCAGACAACAATTTGATGACACTATTGACAAGTCAACAGAAAGTTGATATAATTTAATCAATGACAAGGAGTTGAAAAATATGTATAACGATATATTAAGACAGCTAAGAAACGAAAAAGGAGTATCTCAACAGGTTGTAGCTGATTATCTTAATATCACTAAACAGGCATACAGTTTGTACGAATTAGGAAAGCGAGAGCCTGATTTTGAAACATTATTGAAATTAGGTGAATACTTTGACGTTTCCACCGATTATATTCTCAGGGGTGAAAAGACCGAAGACGATACCGATGATAACATCAAGTTCGCCCTATGGGGAACATCAGACGTTGATGATGATGTGTTGGCAGATGTAAAACATTACGCTCAGATAGCACGTCAGATGAGAGAGGATAAAAAGAACAAAGAATAGAGGCGGTACATATGGATAGTGCTGAACTACGCAGCTTTGCGGAGGACAGGGACATTATAGTTATCGACGGAAAATTAAGAAATGAGCAGAAGTCCATATCCATTAGCGATAGAGGACAATGTGCGATTGTGGTAGACTCTAAAAAAATCGCCACGAGAGCAGAAGAAACTGTCATAATGGCTCACGAACTGGGACATTGTGAAACAGGTGCATTTTATAACGAAAGAACGCTGGAGCTTCGTTCTCGAATGGAGTTTCGTGCGGATAAATGGGCAATAAAAAAGCTCGTCACAGAGGACGAGCTGATAGAAGCATTTGAAAATGGTATCCTTGAAATATGGGAACTTGCCGAGTTCTTCGGTGTGACCGAAGATTTTATGGTCAAGGTCTGTGAATTGTACGGATACTATAATAGAGTAATATAGGGGTAAAAAGGAGGCGACAACGTGCCATTTGTGATAATAGCCGCCGTTATTGCTATTATCTGCGTTGCAAGGTACTATCATAATAAGAAAGAACGCAATAAAGAGATAACGTGGCAGGAAGTTCAAAAACAGACGGACACAAAAAGAAATACTATAAATATAGATACATCTGAAGACTTTTCGGAAAGTGAAGATGTTCCTGCAAGAGAAGACCATTCAAGAGCAGAGCGTAGGCGGAAAATTGCTAACACTCCAAACAGATATGTTGTTATCGACCTTGAAACAACAGGGCTAAACCCACAGTATGACTATATCACAGAATTTGGAGCGGTGCTTGTTGAAAATTCTGAGGTAGTTGACACATTTGAGCAGCTTGTTAAACCGAAGAAAAGAATACCAGAAGAAGTTGAAGATCTCACAGGGATAACAAATGAAATGGTGTCGGACGCTCCAAGTATAAATATTGTGCTTCCAAAGTTCTTGAAATTTATCGGAAACGATATACTTGTAGGACATAACATTGATTTTGACAGCCAATTTATTTCAGCAGCTTGTCAGCGTTTTAATCTGCCATACAAGAACAAAGTATGTGACACGCTGGAGCTTTCTCAACAGGTGTTTCCGAAACTTGAAAATCACAAGCTGAGTACATTATGCCGGAAGCTTAATGTCACCAATGACTCTGCCCACCGTGCATTGTCTGATGTGTTGGCAACTCAGCAGGTATTTGAAAAGCTAAGCGAGAAAGCGATGCCAAAGATACATAATCATGCAAAATTCACGTTGAAAAAGAACAGCTATAACGTTCGCTACTCAGCAAAGACCAAAGCCATACGAGAACTACAGGAAATGCTGTTGGATATTACTGACGACAATATCCTTACTGACGAAGAAGTTATGGAGCTGAAAGATTGGCTTGATTGCAACGAGGAGTTCTGCAACATTTATCCGTTCGATAAACTGAAAAGGATAATAGAAAGTGCTTTGGAAGACGGCATACTTGAACAGCATGAGCTTGATGAAATGCTGGAGGTTTTCAGCGAACTTTGCAAGCCTAAGTTTGACAAAGACGTTTCATCAGAGGAGCTTATTAACCTTGACGGCAAAGTGCTTGTTTTCACAGGTGAGTGCCAGCTCGGAGATACAAGTGAGATAACGCCGATATATGAAGCAATGGGTGCAATTATCAGAACGTCCGTAAGCGGCAAGACTGACTATCTTGTAGTAGGAGCTTACGGCAGTCCTGATTGGTCATATGGCAATTACGGCTCTGAGGTACTCAAAGCAAGAGAGCTTCAAGAAGCAGGCAAGAAAGTCAAGATAATAAACGAAGCAAACTTTTTGCCTATCATATACAGCGAAGCAACTACATAATAAAAAAAGTCCTCCGAGCGTTGACAGCACTCAGAGGACAGGTGAGCTGATATTGACAGTATCAGCTCAAAACGAACAAAACCCAATCACCACAAAAGGGCTTATTCTGCCCTTTTATTGTAGCACACTTTTTTAGGAGTGTCAAGAATAGGAGGCAAATATGCTATGTAAAAAATGCCGTAAGGAAATTTCCGAAGGCTCACTTTATTGTAACTTCTGCGGTAAAAAGCAGGAGACCACAAAACGAAAAGTCCGCCGCAGACCACGAGGTGCAGGCTGTATAAGGCATAGAACTGACTGCCGTGATAATCCGTATATTGCCTATACTCCTGCCACAATAGGGGGAGCAGGGGAGAGATACTTAGGTGCTTTTGCAACTTACACACAGGCTCAGGCTGCTCTTGACAAGTACTTCAACAGCATTCATATACCTTATGGCAGTTTAACCGTCGCACAGGTCTATGAAAAATGGAGTGCAAAGCATTTTGAAGGCCTCACAAGCAGCGGTGAGCAGGGCTATAAGACGGCTTGGAGATACCTTGACAATATTGCAGGCAGACGAATAGCAGAGCTTAAAACAGCCGATTATCAGCGCTGTGTGGACGATTGCGCAAAGCAGTTCAGCCGCTCCCAGTGTGCAAAGATAAAACAGCTATGCTCACAGCTGTGCAAATATGCCGCTCAGAATGACATAATCGACAAGAACTATGCAAGCTTTATCGTTCTGCCGAAAGAGGTCAAAAAAGAGCGCCGTATCTTCACCGGTGAAGAGCGTGAAAAGCTGTGGAAACATTCAGATGACAAGTCCGTTCAGATCATACTTTTTATGATCTACACAGGCTTTCGTATCGGTGAGGTGTTTGCCATACTCAAAGAGAATGTACACATTGATGAGGGATACATTATCGGCGGCATCAAGACCGAGGCAGGCAAAGACAGGATAGTTCCTTTACCGCCGCAGATACCTGAGATAAAGAGCTTTGTTGAGAGCTGGTACAACGAGAGCCGCGCACAGCTTTTGCTCAGCGGTGACGTCAATAATTTTCGCAAGAGAAATTTTTATCCTGCTCTTGCCGAGTGTGGCATAATTCCGCCGCCGACTGTTACCAAACTTAAAAACGGCAGGATAACCGAGAGGTACGAAACAGAGATAACGCCACACTGCTGCCGTCACACATTTGCGACCATATCGGCCGACTGCGGTATGCAGCCCGAAAAATTGCAGAAGATAATTGGTCACGCCAAGTATGAAACTACTGCTGACATATACAACCATTCGGGACAGGACAGGACAGCGTTAGTGCAGGAAATGTCAAAGCTAAAAAAATAG